TTCAACAAGATATTCTTTAAATGTCTTCATAGTAGTATTTAGTCCTTTTGACCCAATTTCTTAAGTAGCTCATTGCGATCAGTAATCACATAGCCTTGCCCATTGATAACATCATTAGGGTCTGCACCGGAATCGTTATCGATTTTTAATTTTTTAAGCTGTAAATCCACAGCTTTAAGCTTCTTATCAATTTTAGCTGTCTTGGCAGCAATAGCGTTTCCCATCATACTAGACGCAACTTCAAAAATCCGGCCGCTGTAACGAACTTCTACATTCATACCTAGATCCATAAGATCGTCATAGGCCTGCTCTGCTTTAGTAGCTAGATGATCTAGCTCTTTGTCGTCCAGTTCGTTTAGTTCCTGTATCTGTGGTAATCCTCTAGTGATTTCCTGTACAGCTTGTATTTGTTTTTCTAGCGTGTCTATTTCCTGATGTGTAGGGGGCTCTATAGGAGCGGTTTCTACCACAGTTTCTGGGTTGGCCTCTTCTAGGTTAAACAGGTCTTCTAATTTTTTCGTCATACTATACTTATTTCCGTTTGCTGCCTTGATGAAAAATTTCACCTTCGTTAATCACACGAAATCGCAGGCCCTGTTGTTTACACCAAGCATTAGCAGCTTCCCATTTGGCCATATTTTTCACATACTGTTGTTGATTGTATTGGCTCTTGCCTACTTTTTCTAAGACTGTTTGACTTTCAGGTTTAACTTCTACTACCTCAGCGTGTTTGCCACCTTTTTTATCATTATAGACAATAAAGAAGTCTGGAACATAAATGGTATACTTGCCTGTGAGCGGATCTCTATAAGGTATCTGTATACTTTCGCTGGCCCATTTTTCAACACTTTGATGTTCATCAAGCATTCTCATAAAAACAAATTCCCATGAGCTGCGAGCTAGTGGTGTTTTCTTCCCCACATACTTGTCGGGATTTTTCATTTCGAATCGACCCTGGGCGAATTTGGCCATTATGCTGCGATGTTTCTAGATTGCGTGACTTTGACATCGGGTGTTCTAAATCCCAAGGTGCTGGTAGGACTTCTATTGTTGTTTAATATTTCACCAACCACTTGACTAAGACCTAGTCCGTCAAATTGTGAAAGACCTTGTAAAATTTGGTATATCGGTGTTCCGTCTAACTTAGCCTGCTTTAACAGCACAGTTGACACTACTAATGCTGCATCTTTTTCAAAGCCCTTGCTTTCAAAAAAGCTCACAGTACTGTTAACATCGTTGGAGTTGAATTCTAATGGTTCTTCGCCGTAGGTGCTGAAAAATAATTTTGTGCCTGCACCACTGTCTTCAACTGGCTGTGATGGTAAATTTGTAGTTGCCATATTACTGTCCTCCGCCTACTAAAGACTTTGGTAAAGCCTGTGTGCTTTCAGTGTTAGTGGAACTCTTAGGAAATACTGCACCCACTACTCCCCCCACGGTGCTTACTGCTGTAGCAATGTTAGTGGGATTACTTAAAATATTAATTGCTTCTTGTTTGAGTCCTTCTTTGCTGAGTCCTTTGAAATTCTTATATGTGTTGACCGTTTTAATTGCTGTTCCTAAGAATCCTCCAAAACTTTCAAAAGTAGATCCGTTGGCTACATCGCCGAAAATACTTTCTAATCCATCTAACACTCCACCTGGACCAGTTAGAGTAGCAACTCCGCCGCCGGCTACAGACAGTGGACTTGGTACTAGATCGTAATGCAGAGTAGCAAAACCTTTGGGATTATTAATTGACACATTGCCTGCAGAATATTTCACAGCTTCGTACTCTAGAGTCATTGTGCTTTCGAGAGTTTCATTGGCTGCGTAATCTACAGAACCATGATTCCACGCTTTGATTCTTGGATTGATCAGAGTATAGCCTAAGAATCTTTTTCGACTCATGGTATAGATACTGACTGATTTAAAAAATCCCACAGAAATATTATTGTCCATACCATATCTAAAATTATCCAATGGTGTTTTAGTTGGACGATATTTGTTATCGTTGTAGGCAGCCACCGGTACTTGTCTATCAGCGATGTAATATCCATAATAGATAGCCCACAGCGCATTGATAATACCTGCAGCATCATCATGTAGTGTGATGTTTACAGGTTCGTAATTGATATTTTTATAAATGATTCGTTTTCTATTGTATTGATTTTTCACAACACTGTCAAAACTATACTTTGGCAAGTCCGCAGTTTTGACCAACATGCCAACTTCGTCTCCGTGCCTGGCAGTAAATGAAGGTGCTTTGTGTGCAGTTTTGTCTATTTCAAATCTAACATAATAGTTAAATTTCGTACGAGGGGATAATCGATAGGTATCGTCGATGAATAGTCTAGTGGCGTGCTGCCAATTAGCAGGCAAGCCTTTAGGACGGAGTATTCCTGCTCCGACACCAGTGAGAAAACGTGTAAATTTATTGGCCATACTAATATTTATGTCACAAAAAAACCCGGACTATGCCGGGTTCTTTGTTTTGTAGCTTGATTAGCCTTGTGTACCGATCGCGCCTGTTACTGCTTGAGTAGCGATTTGACGTCCAACTGCTGCACCGATACCGCCTTCTAGGCTTGTAGCAGTCTTGTCTGCACCCCATTGTTCCATGTTATCGAAACGGATGCTTAGGGCTACTGTAGCTTCTTCGTTGGTGCCGTATGCTAATTCACCGTAGTCTGCATTCTGTACAAAGCAACCATATAAGTTGATTGTTTCAAGAATTTTCGGTGCTAGGTTAGCATTACCACCGTCTAGAATCTCAATACGAGTAGTAAACTTGTAATCAATACCAGAACGTGCAGATGCTTGTTCTAAGAAGTCGAATTGTTTCTGTATCTGTTGACCAACTAGTTTTTGTACTTCACCGCTAGCATCGTCACGCAATGTTAACGTAACCATTTCAAAGCTGTGTTTACCAGCTAGATAAACTTTTGAGTTGTAGACATCTAGTGTGATTTCTTCAAAGTTTACTTTTGGTCTAGTTACGTCTTTGACCTGTTTAGTAAGCTCTGTGGCTGCTTGAACACCAAAACCCAGAAGAGTCACTCTGTAGCGATACTTTAATTTCGGCATCAACAGTACTTGCGTACCGCCGTTTGTTGGGACTGATAAATTATTTAATGATGTAATTGCCATTTTTAAATCTCTCCTGTGTTCTTGACACGCAATGGAATGTAAATGAACTCAACGGCTTTAACTGGTTCAATAGCAATATCTACCCAAAGTTCGTTACGATCAACCCTTGCTGCGGTATTGTTGGTTTCATCACATACAACTGCAAAGTCATACAATGCTCTTAAACCTACTAACTCAAGCAACAAGCTCTCGCATGCCTGTTTGATTTCGTCTCTGGTAATCTTATCATTAGGTTCAAAGATATATGGACGAGCTAGTTTATTCAACTGACTGCGTAGATATACCGTTAAACGTGCTACATTGATTCTGTCTAAAGCACTTGCATTTCTTGCGCGAGTCTTTTGACCAAAGTTGATTAATCCAACACCATTAAAGAATGTGATTGGATTAATTTTTTGATCGTATAATGTATCACGTTGACCTTCGTTTAATGCTACAGTTTGGAATTCACCTGTTGCGCCATCAATGTAACCCACTGATGTTGCGTTAGTAATTCCGCCACGTCTTGTACCTGCTGGTGCAAACCATGGATAACTTGCATTATCACTTAGAGCGATTGTTTTCAGCATCATGTGTGTTGCTGGAACAACTGCATTTGAACCACCTAGATCTGTTGTGAATCCACTTGGATAGAACACAGCTAGATATTCGTCATAGGTAACAATACCTTCGTCATTATTATCTGTTACTAGTTCTGCATTAGAACCATAATTAGTCAATGAAGTAGCATCGCTTGGCAAGCGTAGTGGTGTATCACCAATAACAAATGCTGTAACACCACGATCGATGTTCAAGTTAACTAGGTTGCTCATTAGTTCAGGATATCCTGGGCAAGCAATCAAGTTAAAGTTACGACGTTCTTCATCACGTATTTCTTGACTAGTATCAACTGCACTCTTCAACGCTGCAACAACAACTGCTCGTTGTGCTTTGCGTAGGAATGTACCCGAACCGTCTTCGTTGTTAGGTGAAGCTGTAACCCAACGATCTTTTTCTGTGTAACCACTCATAGATTCTGCAGTAACTACAGCATTACCTAGAGGTGAATTTGTAGAATCATATCTTTCGTTGTCTTTGGTTTGGTCGATATAATTTACTTCGTATCTCTTAACGTTACCGTCGGATCTGCGAGTATTCCATAACAACATACCTTTTGGATACAG